GGAAGTGCAGCATGATATGTATGGAGGTGGATGGCATGAAAAGGGTATTATTTAAGGTGATTTTGCCGCTGGCATTTATTGTAGTATGGCTGGATATGTGTTACTGGATATGTCTGGGAGATAACGGTATGAACTGGTTTCAATTCTGGATTATGAGTGGCTTTCCTTTCGGCATACAAAAGATGCTCGTACTGCTGATACCTCGTAATTTGGGAATAGCCGGGAGCATAGGAGTGTTGGCATTAGACGCAATCATCGGTGGCATGATCGGAGTGATTGTCCTTATAATGAAAATCATTGCAATCATACGAGAAGTAATCAATATCATAATGGAACTTGCAGGAAAGAGAATTCCTTGCTGAACAGGAGCAGGTATGAAATGAATGTTTTGTACCTGCTTGTTTTATAACTTCTGGTCACAGCGTCCAGAAGTGGAAAGGAAATGATATGGAATCAATGAGAGATACCAAGCGTATCATGGAGCGTGAAATCAAAAAAGGAAGCACACCATTAACTTTTGAACAAATGGAGATTGATACAGAGAACTACCAAGAGATTACTTCTGAGGAGAAGCTAACAGAGGTATTGCAGTACCTTCACAGGGTAGGGAATTATAAATCTTTGGCAGGAAAAACAGTGATCAACAATGTTTATACTTTTATGCGTGGAAGGACACCGGATTTTACCAGAGCAAGAAGTATATTTGACCGGGAAAAGATATATCATCAGATGCTCCGGCAGGGGCGGTATAGTTAGTACAACAAAAATTATAAAAAGATTATCTCAATATCTTCATCATTTGAGATAATGAGTTTATCAATAATGCTTCCCCATAATGCTCGTCTTTCTTGTGGTGTCAGGCTATCATAGATATTTTGTATATCAAGGTTCAAAAAAGAACGAATAGAGGATAAATCTTTTTTTACAGGGATGGTGTCAGAAGTGATTTCATCAAGTTCTTTTTTATATTGGTTATAGGATGCACGATAATCATCTAAGTCAATCAATTCATTTATATAAAGTTCCTGAAGTCTCTGTAGTTTATTTTTAATTTTTGATGGGTCTGTTTTTTTACTTGTGATTTTTTGTTTAAGCTCATAATCAGCAACATACTTTTCGAGTTCAGGCTTTATATTATTTAAAAGATATGTTTCAATTTTTTTTTCGTTAATTCCATGAGAATGGTTGCATAAATGTGAATTACTGTAGTAGTTACAGCGATAATTTGTATATTCACGATTGTATCTGCGCTGAATTATAGTATTTGCAACAAGGGCATGACCACATTCTTTACATTCTGCTAACCCAGAAAAAATATAATAACGATTGTTTTTTCTTTTTTTAACATTTCGTACACTTAACTTTTGAATACGATTAAATCGGTCTGGCTCAATGATTGCGGGACAATAATTAGAATTACCTCTGTATTCTCCTTTATATAGTGGATTACGCAAAGCTCTTGCAACTGTTTCATAACAAAAATAGCGGTCGTACTTATCAATGAGATATAGGAGAGTGCCACGCTTGCTATTATGTGTTTCAAAATAATCAAACATATCGTAAGCAATCTGAACCGTATCGGGATTAATGTCAACTTTACCATTTTCTCCAATCATTAAGCCGATGGGCAGACTGCCAGTAATAGCCTCACCCTTTTTAACTTTGAGACGAAAAACATCTTTGATACGGTCACTGTCACGATCGGCTTCATCCTGTGCTACAGAAAGGCGGATATTTACATTTAATTTGCCATTTGTTGTCTCCATTTCATAGCGTTCCAAAGCAGTAAGCCAGGTTACACCGTTGTTGTCGAGTATTTCCTGTATCTTATAGAAGTCGGAAATGCTGCGAAACCAGCGGTCTAGTTTTGTAAAAATAATATACTCAAATTTGTGTAATTCTACATCTTCCAACATACGCATGAATTCTTTTCGTTTATTATATTTTTTACGAGCGGTATATCCTTCATCGACATAAATATCAAATATTTTTAAATGGTGCTGTTTAGCAAATTCTTTTAAATCTGCTTTCTGAGCTTCGATTGTATCACCGAATTTTGCCTGTTCTTCTTTAGAACAGCGGACATATAAAGCACAAGTTTTGTATTCAATGCTTGTATAGTGAGAGTAAAAGTGTGTGTTATTCATGTAAATCATCTCCTTAGTTTTTTTAAAAATGAGTATAAAAAATAAGCCTATACAAAAAGTACGGCTTATGTTATAATCTTATTGGTTTTTATATATAACTTGCATACTTTTTGTAGGTGATATTTGTAACCGCTTCTTGCAGGAAGCGGTTATTTGTATTTTCATTTATTTGCTGTTGGGAGCTGTAGATATTCCAACAAAGCAGATTCTAACAAACGGGAATAGTTTACTTTCTTTTCTTCTGCCATTCTTTTGAGCCACGCTGGAAGTGTAATGTTTGTTTTTACACGCTCATTGTCACGCTTCATGCGATAGAGGTCAGGGTGAACAGTGACAGGCATCACCAGCATATCCTTTGTTATATCTTTTGAAAGTGATGTGGATGGTTCAGGAATAGCTTCACCATCTCTTTCCATACCGTAAATGTGAAGTTCGGCTGCTTCGGCTGCCATCTGTTCAGCTTCGGCAAGATTATCGGCGAAACTGAAACATCCCGGAAGGTCAGGAAATGAAATACCATAGCATCCATCTTCGCCAGGTTCTAATAATGCAAGATAAGTTAAATTTAACATAAGCAATCGCTCCTTTCTTTTGAGTGTAAGGTGGCAAGCATGGGGCTTTATTTAAGCCCCGCCTGTTTAAGTATGCTGTTGAGTGTTCCCGGAGGAATATCCTTGCTCCCATGTATGGGGACTGTGACTTTTCCAGGTTTGGTCGGATGTTTCAACTGAGCGTGTGAGCCATCCTGGTCTACAATATACCAGCCATCTTTTCGTAAAACTTTTAAAATATCTCTTGATGTCATTGCTTACCCTCCTTACAAAAATTATTATACGCATAAAATGTGCGTATGTCAATAGAAAGATACATATATTTTATACGCATATATTAAAAGGAGTTTTTAAATTTATACTTTTCACTGCACCCGGCTTAAAAAGTTTCTTTTACAGTTGGAGTACTTTCAACAGGCATATGTGAGTCAATCATGTCATAGAAAACATTTTCCGGTATTATTTCTATATCACAACCGTCGAGTTTATATTTTTCCGCTTTTTTCTGTTTTCCACTTTTGCCGTCTTTAATAGTTTTACAGTAGTCATTATTGCCTAAAACGAGATAATTTGTTTTTTTAGTTATGTTATCTCCATTGATGCCGCCTAAGTCCGCTACAATCTGCATAGCCTCTTTGCGTGTCATTTTTTCTAAAACACCAGTGAAAACTACTGTTTTGTCATAGATAGGATTGTCTATATCAAAATCGGTAACATTAGATGTAATATCCGCAGCTTTTACACCATGATATAATAAAGAACTTAGTTTTACATTATCATCGTAAGACTCATTAAATTCTTTAGCAAGTATCTGTAATATATTATTGGTGAGTAAACAATCATATTCTGCTCTGTGTGCTCCATCGTATGATAAATTATATCGTTGTGCTATATCAGATAGGCGATTATGCTTGTTTTCTTTGTGTAGAAGTCGTGCAATTCGCATTGTATCTACAAAGTCATTACTTAAAGGTTTTGATAAATATTGTATGCAATTATCATATATGAAATTTATATCAAAATTCACATTATGCCCCACTATAATATCATTACCAAGAAATTCAAGGAACTTTGGTAAAATTTTCTCTATTTTAGGGGCAGTAGCAAGCATATCATTAGTAATACCTGTAAGTTCTTCTATGAAGTCATCTATTTTATATTTTGGTTTTATTAAAGTAGTATATTTTTCTACGAATTCTTTATTGCGGTATCGGATTGCACATATTTCTATGATTTCATCATATTGAGGTGAAAGTCCAGTAGTTTCTATATCAACTACAGTATAATCTGTAGGGAATAATAATAAATTAGTGCCTTTATTATTTCTAGTATTTTTTGTTTCATTTTTTGAGTCTATAGTTTCTACATCAACTACAGTATCATTATTAGGAAATAATGATAAACGAATGCCGTTATATTTTTTCATATTTTTTTTCTCCTTTTAAGTTTATAGTTTATTATCTTCTTTTGAATTTATACTTTTCACTGCACCCGGCTTAAAATAGGAAGGTCGTGAAAAGTATGATAAAAAGAAAGTACATACATTATAAAAGTATCAAAATATATGCGATATATTGCAAATATAACAATACATTGTATTACAATCTTAATTTTAGAAACAGCACACAACTTATAATGATTCAATTTAACTAATGATTATAAGCCGGGTGCTTTTTTATCCGACATCTTTCTTGTCTGAATTAACAGGCGGATATTCCTTTTCTATGTCCTTGCCTGCCGGAAGTTCGCTATATAATTTGTTTATGTCAGATTCGTTATCAATTCCACATAGCTGCATAGCTTTTTTTTCAAGAAACTCCCATTCGTTTTCAGTCAAATCTGCAAGTACAGATACTAGCCTGTTTTTGAAAGAGTCACTTTCTTCTGATAAAAGCTGGTTTGTCAGTTTTTCTATTTTGGTCTTGCGATTAACAGGTAAAAACATTTCACCCTCACCAGTGCGTAACCATTCATCACTTACATTGAATTCACGACATATTGATTTTGTCATTTGCTCGGTAACACCTCTGTCATTATGTTCAATTTTGGATATGGCTGCTTTAGTTACTCCTAAACACTCACCAAATTTATCCATAGTTAAACCTAAATATTTACGCACTTCTTTAATTCGTTCGCCTTGTGTCATTATGATTTTCGCCTCCTTTTTCTAAAGCATAGCACGAAAAAAAGTAAAAATCAATAAAAAAGTTGGCAAAGTACACAAAAAACTATTGACAAGTTGGCTTAGGGAATGTATTATGTAGACATAGCCAACAAGAAAGGAGGTGAGAGTGTGTATCAGATTATGGCGAGTTGGGCAGATGCTAAAAACAGAAATAATGTAACTCTCGAACAGAAGGTTATTGACAAGGTTGTTGCAGATGCATTGCAGACAATAAAAAATGGACTTCCTGAGGAAGCCCAAACAGTAGAAATTTTACAATATGTCATTGATGAAATGCTGGTGGAGGTTAAAGGAAAGAAAATACAGTTATAACATTTTTTCAACCATATCTTGAAGTGCATATGAAATAATTTGTAATTCTTCGTTAGAAGTACAGTTTCGTGGAAATGTTTGGTCTGCCTCAGCTTTAGGATTTATCGCAATAGTTTCGGAATATTTTTTCCCGTTAGCTATGTATTCGAGTGAAAAATGAAAAGTTAAATTTTCATTTTTGAATAGTTTGCGAGTGTCAAGGCTGTATGTGAATGATTGTCCAGGTGCTATGAAAGTGCCTTCAATATGTTCAAATGGTTTTACATTTTGAAAATAGGACAATGTTGATAAATCAAAGTCACAATGGAATGAAGTGATTACTGCACCTGTTTGTCCAAAATTTTTTAAAACTAAATAATAGTATAAACTTTTAATATTAGTGACTTTTGAATATATGCAAATGTAAGGTCTTGTAGTTGCTTCCAGCGTCTTGGCATTTTGTTTTAACGATAGTGTTGAAATTATTATAGCTGTTAGGCTTGTTAGCAAAGTAGCTATTATACCTGCTATTTCAATAATATCAGATACAGTTAGAAAATTGAGCATATATTGATACCTCCTGATAAAAATTAGTTGTCTAAATTATAAGGAATACAAAAGGAAAAGACAACAGTTATTAAGTAAATTTTTTGTTGTAGGTGTAAAGGTTCTGAGAAAGGAAAGGGGGGAAAGGGATGACTAAAAATAAAAAAGAACCGCATTATATATCAGGTATTCAGATATATAATGCGGTTGCAGGAACTGTTGCATTTATTATTTCTATTGTCTCAATATTATTTAAATAGGGCAATGAGAGAGGAGGTGAGGAAATTGTGAATAGAATTTTATATAAGTTTGCCAGCTTGAAATTAAAAAAACTTATGAATAAGTTTGATAAAAAGCTGGGACGAGTTTATACGGGAAAGTTTAAGGATGTAAAATCAAGTTTTCCGTTAGGGTGGGAAAATAGAACTATAGTTGTATTTTATATTAATGAAAGAGAAACCTATATGTGTGATAAGGGACTGAATAACAGTCATTACATGGCTGAGCTGCTTGAAAGAATAGAGTATAAAGGTGTTTCGTGCTATGTGAATGAAAATACTATTATCATACAAATTTAAAGTATATACATTCATTTAATAAAAAATGAATGTATATACCGTCAGTAACTTATGATAACTGTTTATTTATCCAGTCAAGGATGCTCTGAATATTATCCCAATTTTCAATTACGAATTTAGCATTGGAACAAATAATTTTAAGTACATGAGTTATTTTGTCCAAAGTTGATTTTTCGTTTGTAGGATATGAAATGTTAGCAGCATCACACAAGTTAAAAATTTTGTCCCTGACTTCATCAGGAACTATGATGTGTTGTTTTTGAATTTCATCAACAAGGCGAAGTTTATCAAGTGTTAAGTCACAATATCTGAAGTTACTGAGTTCACCATAGGTAAAATTTGATAAATCGCCATATGTAAGATGAAAGTTATTGTCAGCCATTGAGTTGTCTCCTTTCTAGGTACTCGGCTGGTGGCACAGCCTGTACTTAGAGTATAGGAGACAAAGAAAAGTAAAACAAGAGAGAGGTGGTATTTATGACAGATGTAATGACAGATAAAGAAGAAAAAATATTAAAGACATTTGCTATAGTTCTTCCAAAACTTTCTGAGAGTGATAAGAGTTATCTTCTCGGTCTTGGTGAGGGAATGGTTATAAGAGTAAATGAGCAGAAAGAAGAAAAGAGGTGAGCGGTATGGATAAAGCAAAAGAACTTGACCGTCTTGATAAGAAGATGGCGAGAACAAAGGAACTCCAGAAAGTCCTCGACCATAGAACAGAGGTTGAGGAAAAGGTTTTCAAACTTTTTTCTGAGGGGAAATTTGAGGAGGGCAAAGCTCTCCTTGATACCCTGGATGATGAAAAAGTGATGGAGCTTGCTGAGGGTGATGTGGCAGCAGAGGAAGAGAAAATTAAAATATACATAAATTGTCATACTGATTTAAGTAAGGGAAATTTAAAAAGAAGACTTGATAGAGTGACAGAGGAAACAAAGGACTATCCCTATGCCAAAATAAGGGTTGTGATAAGTTAGGGGGGGTATTTATGAACTTAGAACAGGCTCAGCGTTTTTATGAACGCTTGGCGAAAATTCTCGGTGAACGCTACGATGTTTGCATTAGTGTTAGGGTATCAGAGAAAAAAGATAAAGAAGAAAAGGAAAGGGAAACAGCATGACAGAACAGGAGATACTCAAAATCATGGCGGAGGCAAAAAGACAGATTGAAGCTGATGCAAGAGCATCAAAGGCATATCGCTATGAAGATATGAGGGAAAGAAAAGTAAAAGAAATGTATATGTTTTATCCGGAGATTGCCGAACTTACGGCAGGAAAGTTTAAGGAGCTGTGGGACGCAGCATAAGGAGGAAAAGCAATGAGAGTAAAAGAGTACATAACAAAAAGAAGATGCCGTGTGTGCGGCAAAGAAACGCATGACATGAAAAAGTCAGTGTGTTCATGCGGCTGTTTTATGTATCCAATAGGATATATTTACACAAAAAAACAGTTACTTAAGTGAGCTGCTTAAGTAACTGAGGGGTGAGGTAAAACCTCTGAAAAAAATTTACGAGATTATTATACCTCACCCTTAGAAATAAGTCAACTAAAAGCCTTGAAAAATAGGCTTTTAGCACTTGCTTAAACTATTAACTTTACGACAGAGGGGTGAGCGGATGTATTTTAAGACTACAGTTATAGCAGGTAAAACCATAGAGGTTATGAAAGGCTATAAGAGGAGAGTGGCAAAAGGTAAGAGAGCAGAAAAAAACAGGCTCACACCTGAGGAGATGGATAAGGTTAATCAGAAGAATGCTGCTAAAAAATTAAGATGGACTATAGCGGCTAATTTCCAGGGAGGAGATTTCCATGTGGTACTCACATATCTCCGGGAGAACAGAAAGACTCCGGCAGAAGCAAAAAAGATAGTCAATAAATTTATCCGTGCCATGCGTAAGGAGTATAAAAAAGTTGGTGCAGAATTTAAGTATATTCATGTGACTGAATACCAAAACACAAGTATCCATCATCACATAATTATAAACAACTTGGAGTATGTAAATGTGACAGGCTGGGTAAAAAAACATTGGGAGTATGGCAGAACTAAGTTCACTATGTTGGATGATACCGGGAACTATCAGAAATTAGCTGATTATCTGATTAAGGAAACATCAAAGACTTTCCGGGAGAACGATGGAGGTCATAAGCAGAGATTTTCATGTAGCAGGAATTTAGTACATCCTGAACCTGTTACCACTGTTGTTCATGCAGGAAAGTGGAGGAGAGAGCCGAAGCCGATTAAAGGGTACTACATAGTGCCTGACAGCGTGGATAATGGAACATCAAATTTTGACGGTTATCCGTTTCAAAGCTACATAATGGTGTCGCTTGATGCCGGGATGCCTGAGGGTCTTAATAAAGAGCAGAGGGACAGATGGCGGCGGCAAAAAGCTGAGTGGGAATTGGATAAATAAAATACCGTTTTCGTCTAGGAAATACTAATGCCGAGGGGCATTTTACATAGATTAAGCGGTTAAAATGCTGTTTCGTCCAGTAAATACTAATGGTGAGGTGAATTTTTTTGAAAGTGATTATTTACATAAAGATTGAGTGTCACGGAAATCCATCCGGATATGCAAAGACGGTCATATATCTGACATATAAGTCTAATGTGTCAAAGGTGACGCTTGTTAAGCAGGATGTGACAAAAAATGCCATGTGCATTGTGGCGGTCATTGAAGCACTGAAAAAGCTGTTGAAGCCGTGTGAGGTGCAGATATATCTTGATAGTGATTATGTAATAAACGCAATGGCACATATGCGGCAGTGGAAAGCAAACGGTTGGAAGCGTGCAGGAATGAGAGAGGTCAAAAATAAGGTGCTGTGGCAGCAGTTGGATATGCTGACGCAAATCCATAAAGTGAATGTATCAAGATTTAGCGAGAGTCAGGAAAAGAGGTGGAGAGAGTTATGCGAAGTATAATACAGAAAGATTGTACCAGATGCTTTTTATGTGGAGAACCTGAGCATTATAAAAATGGCATTTATGACAGGCTGGAAGAACATCATGTGTTCTTTGGAACGGCAAACAGAAGTAAATCTGAAAAGTGGGGCATGAAAGTGTACCTGCATGGTGTGGAGTGTCACAGATGCGGAAAGAAAGCGGTACATAAGAACAGGAATGTTGATTTGAAAGTAAAGCAGATGGCACAGATGCGATTTGAACAGATGCAGGGCTCAAGAGAATTGTTCAGAAAAGAATTTGGTAAGAGCTGGCTTTAAGAAAACAGGAGGGTAAAACATTGAAGAAAATTGTATCAATAATAAATTTAAAAGGTGGTGTTGCAAAGACCACCACGGCAGTTAATTTTGCGTATGAGCTTGCAAAGAGAGGTCAGAGAGTGCTTATTGTGGATAATGATAAGCAGGGAAACTTGTCAAAGGCATTTAAAGGTTATGATCCTTTTAATAAATATACGACTGCTTATCTGATGACTAAAAGAGATGCGGATGTATCAAAGGTGATTGCAAAAACGAGATATGAGAACATTGATATTATCCCGGCAAATATGCACCTAGCAAATGCAAATATGTCCGTGATGATGGATATGTCAAGACAGCAGCAGACGAGATTACATAAGGCTTTTGCAGATGGCGGTATATATGACAGATACGATTATATGGTTATTGATAACGCTCCGGATATAAATATATCCATCATTAACGCATTGACGATAAGCACGGATGTAATTGTCCCATTGATAATCGACCAGTACAGCATGGACGGTCTTGACATTCTGACGGAGCAGTTGCAGCAGGTTAAAGAAGATTTTAACGAGGGAATAAACTTCGATGGCTGCCTTGTTACACAATGGCAAAAGAATGATGTGAACATTGAGGGACTGGAAGTCATAAAGAAGAATTATCCGGTCTTTGAAACAAAGATAAGGCGAACAAATGCGAAAGTGCAGGAAAGTACATTTGCAAAAATTCCGCTGATTGAGTATTCAAAGCGGTGCGGTGCTTCGATTGACTATAGGAAATTTGTAGACGAGTGGTTGAATGAGTTTGCAAAGTAGGAGGTGGCAGCAGTTGGTAGGTTTTGACATAACACACTTCATGAGTGATGAAAGCAAAAAAGGAATTAAAGATAATTTTAAAATTGAAAAGGTGTCAGTGAGGAAGATGAAGCCGTCAAAGGATAACTTTTATTCGATTGATGAGGAAGAAATTACAAGACTTGCAAGGACGATTGAGCTTGTAGGTTTACAGCAAAATTTTGTTGTCAAAAAAATGCCCGGAGCAGATGAATATGAAGTTATAGCCGGGCATAAAAGACGGCTTGCTGTACTTAAGCTCCTGGAGGAAGGCAAGGAAGAGTTTGAGATGCAGCCGTGTAAGATTATTTATACGGATGATGACATTAAAAATGAACTTACCTTGATTTTCACGAACTCTACCCAGCGTATAAGAACGGATGCGGAAATGATGAAAGAGGTTGAGGAAACGGATAGACTTTTAAAACAGCTAAGGGAAACTCAGAAAATTGAGGGACGCACTGATGAGATAATAGCTCAGCTTATTGGCAGCAGTAAGTCACAGGTCGCAAGATTAAAGAAAATCAATAATAAACTGATTGAGCCGCTTAAGAGTGAATATGAAGCCGGGAACATCAGCACGGCGGCAGCAGATAAAACGGCATCATTGTCAGCAGAAAAGCAGAAAGAGGTATTGAAAAAGTATGAAGATACCGGGGAGCTTAAAGCGGATGATGTTTTACCGGGACAGATGTGTGTAAATGACTTTCCGGTACCATATCCGGAAAGTTTAAAAGATACAACCAGCCTTATTATTAACGGTGCTATAAATCATAATAAAGAATATAACGGTGTGAACATAAACATTATCGTTGCAGCCTTTAAAGAAGATACTGATTTCTTTGATATTCAATTTTTCAAGAAAATATATGGGACGTATTGTGAAAATCTTAAGGAGTTTGAAAAGTCAGGTAAAGACTTATATGAGTTATTGCATAAGATATATGACTGTTTTGAAGATATAAACGGCTGTTTGGAAGAATTTGATTATAAAGGCGAACATATAGAGGTCTTATATGCAGGGCAAAGTGCAAGATTTATGTGTGGTGATATTGATGAGCAGATTGTATATAAAGATATGGCAGAAGTAGCGTACGCAATGATATTGACAAAGATGATTACTTTTGATGATGCAGTACAAGAAGTAGCATCGAAGCAGGATGAAAGTAAGGATGAGTTAAGCAAAGAGATTTCATCATTAAAACAGGATTTGGATAAATATTATGAATATCTCACTGACATAGAAAAAAGAACTATTCAGGATATTTTGACAGCGGCAGCAGAGAGAGGGGGTGGGCGATTGTGAAAAGATTGTTGATAAAGGTACTTAGCATTAGCATTTCCTGGATGCCGAGCGTGTTAATAATTTGTGCAGCAATCTGTTTGGTGGCAGGGTTGTTTGCGATAGCATGGATAAGTATATCCATAGGTCTTAGATTGATTGTGACAGCAGTTGATTTTGTTATCTTAGCATTTTTAGCTGACTTTATAGGAGGTAAACATGGGAAAAAAGAAAAATAAGGGAATAGTGGACAATACAGTAGTTAATATAGATTTTCCACGCACACAGTTCAGGCAGGTAAAACAGATGGATCATATGACTATGAAAAGATTTATTGAAAATGTTTATATGCAGGGATATGACAAGGCGGCAGAAAGAACAAAAGATGTGAGAGAGGATATAAAGCCGGACAAGATGCTGGCTGATATATCACAGATAAAAGGAATAGGTGATAAGAAGCTGGCAGAGATAGCGAAGATAGTTAATAGCTATTTAGGATGTGCAAAGGTTGAGGAGGGATAAAGTGACGCAGGAGATAGACAAAGAAGTTTTAAATATTATCACGGAGACAGCAAATAAAACGGCAACAGCAACAGTTGATGAAGCTATAAAAAAAATGTCCTCATTTAGCTGGATAGAGAGGATAAAAGCAATATCGAAGGACTACTTTACCAGTACAGAAAAATTACTGTATGCGTATCCAGCTTTACAGTCACATCTTGAACATGAAGATGAATATTTTGATATGGCTTTTCATGGTTCTTCTAGCAGTATTGTGAAGTTTTCAAAATTCAAGGTTTCAAAGCCGGAGGAAGAGCAGATTTTGAAAGACAGGAAGGAAAGCTATAACCGTTCCAAGAGTGATTTAGAGAAGATTGAGGAAGCTCTTGACAGCATAAAGAACGAGAAGGGTTATGAGATAATAAGTCTTAGATATTTTGTGAATAAAAAGGATGGAAATACAAGAACCTGGCGGGAAGTGGCTGAAGAACTTGGTAAATTAGATAAATATCCGGATGATATAGCGGAGAGTACTATCCGGAAATATAAAAATCGTCTAGTAAGAAAGATGGCGGTAGTTATATTCGGTTCTGATGCAGGTAAATAATTGCCCCAGCCTGGGGCAGCAGTAAACAATGCACCTTAAATAATATAGCTGTAAAGCGTATCACACAAAAATAAACGATGGTGGTTGGTGCACCACCGGAAAGGAGAAAATATGTTAAACAGGATTTTGGATAAATTTACATATGTGAAAGATTTAAAAATGAGAATAAGACAGCTTGAAGCAATGGGTCATACTCTTATGATACAGAAAAGTGAAGCGGTTAGAAATGAGAGAGAATATAAAGAAAAGTATAGAGGTATAAAGAAAAATTGTGAAAGGCTTGAAGCCGGGTTTATAAGTATGCTGGAAGACCCTCATATGATTTATAACAATTTACAGTTGGATGGTAAAAGTGTGTGTATAGCATTTAACAGGCTTGAAGCATTAAGGAAAACAAAAGAAATAAAGTGTAGTGTGATGGTTGGACAGGATGTGGTTGAATTTAAAACTGTGCTGAGAGGAAAGGCAGATAAAGAGTGAAAAGAGAGGCAGAGAAAGAGATTATTAATATCATTGGAGAACTTAGCGGAAGTTATACACCATATGTAATATTTACGGACTGGGTAAAAATGACAGCTATTGCTATCCAAAACTCATGCTGTGCATTACATGATAAAACATGGCAGACAAGGGAAAAAGCATATATAGATACAGCTAAAAAATATAGTAATCAAGAGAGAGCATCACTTTGTAAGATGCAGGCATTATTATGGCAGTCATTTCAAGAGTATGGAATATATGACTATTTGGGTGACATTTATATGCGGTCTGGAGCAGGAAGCAAAGCAACAGGACAGTTTTTTACACCGTTTCATATTTCAGAATTGTGTGCGGCTTGCAGACTTAAGGATG